AAATGATAGAGAAAAACAAGCCCGGATCTAGTTATATCAAAGACCATTACATGGTCAACTATGTTGAGATGGTCAAAGATTGAATGCTAAAAGATTAGAGGCAGACAGCGATTATGCCAAGTACGATGCTGATGGTGATGGTGTTGTTACTGACGAAGAACTCTCTATGTCAGAAAGGCTTCAATACCTTGAGACACAGCATGAAAAGGCAGATGCTCAACGCAATATGTGTTACATCTCAATCGCTGGCATGATGCTTTATCCGTCTTTGGTGGTTGTCAGTGACATGTTAGGATTAAAACAAGCAGCCGAAATACTTGGCGCAATGAGTTCAATTTACTATGTATCTGTCGCTGGCCTTGTCTCGGTCTGGTTTTCCGCGTCCGCATGGTCTAACAGGAACGGCAAATGATGGATTTAGCGGTAGGAATGCTTCTAGGTTTTTGTATAGGTTACATAGTTGCGAGGTATAGATGAGCGTAGACGTTACTCAAGTATACGAAGAAATATCTGATGACGAAGGCAAAATCCTGCATTGCTATATGTGCAGCGAAGGCCACAAGACGGTGGGGATTGGACACAAAGTGTTACAAAACGACCCAGAGTCTAATCTTCCGGTGCATGGGGCATATGACGATGTGCCTGAAAGCGAAGGCATTGATGAGGCTCGATGCTATGAATTGTTCCAAAGCGATGTTCAGATTGCTATTGACGGGTGTACAGCAATATACGACAACTGGGATGACCTGCCTCAAGATATTAAACACATACTAACCAACATGTGTTTCCAGCTAGGTCAGGGTGGATTAAGCAAGTTTAAAAATATGAATTCGGCTGTAGAGCAGGAGGCGTGGGGTATGATGTCTCTTGAGATGATGGATTCGAGATGGGCGCAGCAAACGCCAGAACGTGCTGCTAGATTAAGAGACAGAGTTTTAGCGGTAGCTGCCGCAGGAGAATAAAGATGAGTCAATTGCCATTTGGTATGCCGACTACTGGACGTTATGACCCTATGTCTATGGGTAACATGCCCATAAGCGATATGGGGTATCGTGGGACGGTTATGCCTTATCCCTCGCCTTATCCCTCGCCTTATCCTCGCCGCCCACCGATGGGGCCGGGAAAAGGCGGTAGAAGAAGAAGGTTTCCCGGTTATGGTAACCCGTTAATGGGGCCGCAAGGACAATTGGCTCCTGTTTATGGCGGTGGAATGGGCCAAGTAATACCAACAAACATTCCTTTTAGAGATCCGGGCTACGGTGCTCCTGCGAGGTCTCAGAACCTGATTCAAGCTCTGTCTGGCCCTAACAGCATGATAGATCCTAATCGGAGCATGTACACGCTAAACATGATGGACAGGTTTAGGCAGCGACCTGATTATGGTATGCCTTATCCAATGCCTTCTCCAAGCCCTTATCCTATGCCCGGTATGCCCGGAAGACCCGGAGGTAAGGGAGGAAGAAGCCCTTCTCCCGGTGGTGGGTTCCCCGGTGGTGGTGACACGATTTTCATTCCCCCCGGTGGTGGGTTCCCCGGTGGCCCCGGATTTCCTATAGATGGATATCCAATTGATAATATTGCAACGACTCCCGGCTTCCCTGATGTTCCACCGGAACAAGTCGAAGACACTTCACAACCAGCAGAAGACATTCCACCACCAGAGGCACCTAAAGAAATTACAACTGCTGACCAGTGGGCTGCTCAAGCTGCTCCGGGGTCTTATACAAGGGACACTTATAGTGAGGCGCTCTATGGTGTGCCAAGCAGAGGCTTCCTTGTTAAAAAGCCAGATGGAACTCTTGCTATAGCTCAAACTGAAGAAGAAGCCCAAGCTATGATAGGCACTTCTGCTACACAAGAGCAGCAGCCTGTGAGCAATTTCGGAACTTCAGCAGGTGGTTATAATTACACTCAAGAGGACTTTACAAGGTTTCTTACTCAGGGCGGGGTAGACGCAAATAACAACATGCGAATAGACCCAGAGGAAAAATCTCAGTATGACACGCTCCTAAGATACAGAACTCCAATTTATGATCGAGAAAGTAAGGGAGGAACGCAAGCAACGATAGGCAATCCTTTTGATATGGCTAGATCTGACGCTAGTACAGAAGACCTAAGAAACGTGCTTATTGATGATGGATCAGGTCAGAAAGGCAGGATTAATATAAATTTTGATGAGCTTACTGAAGAGCAGGGTAACGCCTTAAAGCAAATTGCCGCAGACTATCCAGATGCTGACGAAAGAGCTAAAGCTGCATATGAATATTTAAAAAATACATTTGGCTTTAGGCCAATGGCTAAAGGAGGCTTGGCATCTTTGTCGCGTGGAGGAGTTGTTCCTTTGGTGCGAGGAGGAATAGCTTCTCTGGGAAGAAGAAGCTAATCAATGCCATTACAGAAAGTTCAGTTTGCTCCCGGCGTAGATAAGGAAGGCACTGAGTACACTGCCGATTCTGGCTGGTTTGATTCTGATAAAATTAGATTCAGAAAAGGCAGGCCAGAAAAAATAGGCGGTTGGTCAAAGCTTAATACCACTGCCTTTCTAGGAATGTGCCGTTCTCTTTTTGCGTGGGCTACTTTTGAAAGAGCGAAGTATATTGGTGCGGGTACTAGCTTAAAGTTTTACATCATAGAAGGCGTTAGCCCAAACGATATAACGCCACTTAGAAATACAACAAGTGCTGGTGATGTAACATTTGCTGCAACTAATGGCTCGTCAACATTAACCGTAACTGATACTGGGCATGGAGCGGTTAAGAATGATTTTGTTACTTTTTCTGACGCTGCAACTTTAGGCGGCAACATTACCGCTGCTGTCTTAAATCAAGAGTATCAGGTTGTTTCTGTTAGCAGCGCAAATGCTTTTACAATCACAGCTAAAGACACTGACGGCAGCACCGTCACAGCAAACTCTAGCGATAGTGGTAATGGCGGCTCTTCTACAGTCGGCGCTTACCAAATTAACACAGGGCTTTCTGATTATGTCTCTGCTACTGGATGGGGCGCTAACCCTTGGGGCGATAACACTTGGGGTAGTGGTGCTGCTCTTAGTGTCGCAGGACAGCTTAGAATGTACAGTCAAGATAACTTTGGCGAAGATTTAGTCTTTAATGTTCGTAATGGTGGCATCTACTACTGGGATCAGTCTGGTGGATTAAACAGTAGAGGGGTTGATATTACCTCGTTAGGAGGAGCCTCTAACTGTCCTACCATAGCTGCTCAAGTTTTGGTCAGCGACAATGACCAGCATGTTATTGCTTTTGGCGCAAACACGCTTGGTTCTGCTGCTCAAGATGCGTTACTAGTTAGATGGTCTGACCAAGAAAGTATTACAGATTGGACTCCTACAGCGACTAATACGGCTGGTGGCGTAAGGATAAACTCTGGCAGCGAGATTGTTGGAGCGATACAGACCAGACAGGAAATTCTTATTTGGACTGATGTTTCTGTCCACTCAATGCGATTTATAGGTGCGCCTTTTATATTTCAGTTCACCACAATTAGCTCTGATGTTTCTATGATTTCTCCCAAGGCCGCTGTCAATGCAAGGGGAAATGTTTACTTCATGGATCAAACAGGATTCTATGTTTATAACGGTGCTGTGCAGCAAATCCCCTGCTCAGTTCAAGAATACGTTTTAACAAACATAGATATGTCTCAGTCTTTCAAGGTCTTTGCCGCAGAAAACAATGCTTTCTCTGAAATTATTTGGTTTTACCCAAAAACGGGTTCTGGTGGAGAAATATCGGATTACGTTAGCTTTAACTACAACGAGAACCTTTGGGCTGTTGGCACTTTGGCAAGAGGTGCTTGGCTAGACAGCGGCGTTCTGTCTGGGCCAATTGCTTCCAGTGTTATTACCAGCACAGATGATAATTATGTTTATAACCATGAAGACGGTTATGACGATGATGGCTCTGCAATGACTGCATACATTGAGTCTGGTGATCTTGAGATTGGAGATGGCAATAACTTTATGATGATTGACAGGGTTCTTCCTGACTTTTCTTTTTCTGGAAACAGCGCGGAAATTACCATGACAATCAAGGGCAGTAATTATCCGCTTGAAACGCCTTCTTCTTTGGCTACGGCAACGATTACCGAAAGCACAACTCAGGCAAACGTCAGGGCAAGAGCTAGGCACACAGTCCTTAGAGTAGAGTCTTCCAGCGCAGGCTATGGTTGGAGGCTAGGTGGCTTCAGGTTTGGCATGAGACAGGATGGAAGACGGTAATGGCTGAAAGAAGAAGAAACCCATTGCCTATACCGCTGGTTGAATTTGATACCCAGAACGAAGCTATCACTAGAAGAACGATAGAGTTCGCTCTTGACCAGCTAGAGAATGATGTTGATCTGGCAAAGACTCAGGGAGACAAGCCGGGATCGTTAGCCATGCGTAGGTTTCAGTTTCTCCTCATGGGAGCAAGCTAGTGGCAGATGCTATAAAAGTATTAGGACAGTTAGATGTCAGCGCGACAACTATTACTACCCTTTACACTGTGCCAGATCTTACCCAGACAACAGTAAGCTCTTTGGTTATCTGTAATCGAAGTAGCTCCGGTATTACCTTCAGGGTCAGCGTTCATGTTGCTGGCGCTGGAGCAGACGACAAACAATTTATTTTTTACGATGAAGCCCTAGCGGCTACAACAACCAGAACCGTGGTAATCGGTATGTGTTTAAATCAAGCCGACATAGTTAAAGTTTACTCAAGTGCAGCAAACGTAAGCTTTAATATGTTCGGTGTGGAGACTACATAATGCAACAGCAACCTCAACTTCAAGGCGTAGCAGACCTGTTAGCCAATCAAGGCAGATACGGAGATTCCATGCTAGTTCATATGAACCCCGCAGAGGTTCAAGGTCTTGCCTCGATGTCACCTACTGGCTCTCTTACTGTTAATCCAGAAACAGGGCAACCAGAGGCTTTTATTCTTGGCCTTTTAGGCGCTTTAGCAACAGCAGGGGCAGGCAGTGTTGCAGGAGGGGCTTTAGCAAGTGGATTAGGGCTTGGCACATTTGGGACTTTGGCAGCAAAGGCTGCTCTAACAGAAGGAATAAGCGCATTAACTCAAGGACGAGATTTTGATCCTCTTAAAGCTTTAGCAAGCGGTGCAACTCAATTTGGAGTTGGTGCGGCCACAGATACTTTTCTAAGTGGTGCTGATGTGGCTGTTGAGGCGGGTGAGCAGGCACTTTCCGATGCTGTTAACGTCAACCCAGAAGTTGCTGCCGAGCTTTCTAAAGCCCCTGATGTTGCAGAATACCTTTCTGTTGTTGGAGATCAAATATCAGGAATGGGAGCCGAAAGGGCTATTTCCGGCATGACTCTAGGAGAAAAGTTTGGAGAAGTTGTTTCAAGGCCGGGAGATGCGTTTAAAGCAATATCTGCTCCAGAAGCGTTGATTCCAATTGGTATAGGCGAAAGCACTAGATTAAATTTAGAAGCAGCAGATCTTTACGGTAATCAGGCAAAAGACTTAGAAGAAAGAAAAAAAGCTCAATATGACCGAGGAGTAGCGCAAAGAGATGCTAACGTCTTTGATCCTAATGTAATTCCAGATCCATTTGCTAGTTCTCCAGCGTATGGCGCTGACTACTCTCAGTATGCCAACGCAGGCGGTATTGTTTCGCTAGATCCAAACGACTTCAGAAGAAGGTTTAATGAGCTGCAAGCATTAGACAGACCTGTTGTTAATATGTATGGAGGAGGCCCGTTTAGTATTCCAGTCTATGGTACTGGTGCTGGAGCAGCGGCAATCAACCCTATTCCAAGAGACAGACAAGCTGCTCTAAGAGATCCATTTGTAATATCCCCAGAGCAATTGCAGCAAACCTATCAAGATCAAGGTCTGCCGGGATTTGGGCCTGAGATCATGTATTTCACTACAAAAGATGAAAAGACAAAAGAGTTGATAAACCCAAATCCATTTAAAGATTGGCAACCTCCCGCTCCAGCACCTGCTCCGGGCGAAGAAGGCACCGATGGTGGAACAGGCGGTGGTGGAGGCGAGTTAGCAGAAGCCCTAAGAAAATTGCAAGCGGGAGAGATAACAGTTGAGCAATACCTAGAGGTATGGCGTAGAAGCAATCCTCAAACTGCAAACGCTAATCAAGTCGCCACA